TCTTTAATAATCCCTTTTATCCAATTTTCTGCGGTATCTTCTGCGTACCGCAATGCATATCCACTGACATCAACTGTTGTGTGATGCATGTCCTCAAGATACAAGTCTACGAAATACTTGTCTCCGATCTCGCTGATGACGGCTCTACGATTGTCGTAGAGACCGATACCCGAATATTCGTCAATTACCTTCATGTTTTTCCTCACCATGCTTTAAGAATAATCATATTATCATTAAATCGGCCGTTTGGCACCGCAACAACAGACTTGATATCCCCAATCATTTTACGAATAGCAGGGCGGCTTGCCTTGTTAAACGCCGTTAAAAACTCGCCCGGTTTACGAATAGTTTTGCTCATGCTTCTCTTCGTATCAAATCCTAGCACCGTATTGCCCTTGACAAACAGACACTTGCTATAATCGTCTGCAACCAACCAGATAAGTTTGCGTTTAACACTGTCATACACAAATGCTTCAGATGCATGGTGCAGCTTCGTAGGAGGAAGACCAACCAAATCCAATTTGAGAGTATCGTCCTTGAAGACCTTTAGATGCTTCAACTTAGCGACAATCTTCTCGACAGGAACAGCCTTACGAACACGCGGAACACGAGCTACCTGCTTGATAGCGATATATGCAGTCAGATTTTCGATGATCTGGTCGGCAAACCTGATCTTGTTGTTGAGTTGGGTACGAGTGTGGTTAGAATAGCACTCGTTCAACTGAGGACATTTGCCTGCCTTAGCTTCTTCGTATTCGGCCTTGAGATTTTCCCAGTGTTTGATGTAACTGCTGAGATGCTGAGGAAGAACTTTCTGTGCGTTCAGGAAGCCCAAGACCGCATCCTTAGTCGGGAATTCTTTAGGGTACCCTGCAATAACATGTTCGTCTGCAAGACCTTCGAGTTCACCAAAAGCCTCGCTGGCGCGTTCGCGCATCAATTCTTGAATGTTTTGGCGGACAGGTTTTTCAAGCTTTGCCTCTTCTACTTCGGTCTGCTTTTCTGTTTGAACAACCTTCTTGCCTGCATGAATAGCTGCTACGATACGATCTTTGACACCTTTAGTCATAGGATGCAACACGTCACCTGTGCCCGGAAGAGATTCCCAGTAATCTGCTTCTGTTTCATTGTAATCGGGGCAACCGGTGTGCAACATCTTGCACATGATAGCGGGCCAGATCCCGATCGCACGTAGACCCTTCGCTGCCTTAGCATAGCGAACGTCCTGAGCAGAGTAACCGTTATCTTTCATCCACTTCCAAACCTCAGGAAGCAGATCAGCTTCCTGAAAATTCTCATAATAGAAATATTTTGCACTATGCTTGAATTGATTAAACTGCTGCCCAGTCATCTTCTCCCAACCAGTGAAGTCAGGACCTGAAATAGTCTTACTGCGGCGAGTCGTGGAAGTACGGGTGCTTTTCTTTTTGGTCTTAGTAAGAACAGAACGACGGGCCATACAAATCTCCTAACTCTCAGTTTATATATCATATAGGAAGAAAAGGCTCTTGTCAAGCCTTTTCTTCGGACAAGATTAATTAGCCCAGTACGATTCCGAAGACACACTACACGAGTACGGAGTGTTGATATTTTCTTCGACTTCCTTACCAGACATGAGATTGATCACCTTGCGGGTCAGATCATGATACCCTGCTGCTTTGTATTCTTCCTTGCTCATCACAGTGAGCTTAGAGCCATAATTACGGGCGTGTTCCGCAGCGTGACGTTCAGCGACCTTACGGTACGAGAACTGGGTCTTGCAGACGTAGCTCTGAAAGATGCTCTTGTCTTCGCGAACGAGAATGAACATGTCTTATCTCCGTTTCATCAGCTTATGATTCATAATAGCGGAATGGGTACCCGAAGTCAAGACCTTTTTTCGATTATTTTAAAAAATAATCCTTAGGTCGGGACATCATAAACTGACCAGACTCACGCCATAGCACACTACGGGACGTAATGTGATGCTCTGGATATCAAACATGTTCAGGAATCAGTCACTGCTGTCAATCGTGTAATAATCTCCGCAATGTTTGCAGGTGTATCCGTTGAAACAGCGGCCCAAATTATTTACAGAATACTCATGCATGCAGGGTTCTTTGGCATCCGCACTCAGTTTAACTTTTCCAGTGGGGTTACCCCACTGGTATTGTCCGCCGCAATTTCTGCAGGGAAAGGTATCTGTCTCTTTGTCATAGCCCGCAACTAACGTTTTATAACGCTGGCTATTCTGGGGCACCGGAACACGAGAGATTCCGTTGCAAACAGGGCAAGTTCCAAGTTCCATTTCTAGGTTCCTTAAGCGAATTGAAGGGTTTTGCGGCAGGAGAGCTTGCTCTCCTGCCTCTTCTTATCAGGCATGACCTTGGGCTTGTTGAACTTGAACATGTTCTTATGAACGTGATTGCGAGTTTTCATTGCCCTGCTCCTCATCATGTATTTATAATAGCATCACTTTTACCCAAAGTCAACCAAATTTCACCGGCTCCAGTGAAAGAATGCAATAATCTCGGTCAAGTGCCGCAGACGAGAATGCACATGGCGTATCACGAGACGTAATGTAGGTAATCTTCATACACATCTCGTCCCCGGTATACGTGCCCGCGAACGGATCATATTCCTGTAGAGTGAGAATGTCGCCAACCTTACACTGGCGATCCTTTAGGTCTCGCATATCATGCTTCTTCTCCCCGCGCTTGAACGCTTGAAAGAAAGGAATCCAACTCTTTACATTATATTCGGTCATGCTTATTCTCCTTATTTAACCAATAAATAATACGTTAACATCTTGTCATCGTCCATTGTCAGCCACCAGGCCCCGTCTTTAACCTCAAATCGCCAGCCCTTACCACCAATACTGTTCGGCAACCAATGTGTGCGTGGCCCAATATTTTTAACGAACCAACCAATATCTTTTTCAGTTGGCAGGCCCTTGATTATCATTTTAGCTGCCATTAATCAGGGGAGTCCGAATCTTTGCTCTGGATTTTACTAGTTTTACGGCCGGGCGTTTTCCAATCTTCATTCACGATAGTCTTATATTTGTGACAGCAGCCGCAGAGCGTCTGTAGATTCTCAGGATCGTTGTTTAGATGATTGCCGTCGATATGATCTACTTCGAGTTGGGCAGCAAGCAAAATAGTGGTAGTGCAGACAAACCCCAGCCTACCGTCGATATTTTCGCAGTAATTTTTGCGGACCGCTGCATAAGCTGTAGAAAGATTAACGTGATCGGGGCAGTAAACAGTATACAAGATATTACCGCTGCTGTCCGTACCCATCAAATTAGTTTTCTTTTTACAGCCGGCTGCATTGCACATAGGAGCGGACCGGCGATCAGTCCGAGACTTAATCTCATTAAAAAGTTTTCCGCGCTCTTTATGATGCGGGATACAATACTTGCGGAAAATACAGGAACCGTCTATTCGATATCTTCCGGTATGGTGCGCTGGGTTATTACACCCTTCTACTGTGCAGCGCGGCCGATCTTCGAGCGGAACGTTAATTTTAAGCACGATCAATCTTTCATTTCTGTTATTGATTCTGAATGCTAACACCGTCCTACACGAATGTCAACTATTTTTAATCGAAAAGGCTATTTACTTTGGTTTTTATACCACGCTTGATTTTTGTAGCTTTCTGGCTTTTTAGGTTCAGCTTGTTTTGGCGCGGCTGGCATTGGTTCAAATGACTGATTAGCCATTGACGTTGCTACATTTTGTTGACGCCTATGGTTAGCGGGTTGACCGGTACCCAATTCGTCATGCTTGAACAACCCGTAAAGCTTGAGGGTAGCAGGATCTTTTCCTGATATGGTATAACACAAGTTCATGTCATGCATCAGATGAGCATGGCGGAGTTTAGGAACTTTTCCAGTGAAGTGCCCGGCGTTTTTAAAAGGACCATCTCTGGATCCAAAAGGTTTAGTAGGATCTTGTGCTTTGGTGGCTATGAAATCACCAAGTATATTCCGTAGTTCGGGATAATGATTCCCCTTTTCAGAAAAAGTATCCCTGAACAATTTACATTGCTGCACTTCCAGCATTTATTTAAACCAAGAGTCAACAATCGCCATGAATTGATCTGCCGGAACAGGCTTCGACCATTCATTTTTCTCCTCAGCTTCAACGATCTTTACCAGATCCTCAGTGAGAAATCCAGTATCATTGGTAGCATCGATGGCTTCAGTGAGGGCTTGTTTTTTCGAGATAGTAACTTCGTTGATTTTCATATGACGTTCCTCTGAAATTATTTATCTGTAATTCAATATAACAAAACGGGCGGTCGATGTCAAGTCCTTTGTATCCAAAAACTTTGATAAATAATGATATGCCCCGGCTTAGTTTGTACCGCTCGAATAAGCAAAACGATTATCGCTTCTTTGATAGAACGATATCAGAACAATTCACTGTGGGCGGTACTGACTTGTACATTCACAAATATGCGGGTATAACTAATCAGGGCCCGTCGATTGACCCTACTCAGCCACAATACCTAGAACCCGGCCCTACTCAGATTCAGGACTTGTTGTTCCTAGAAAACCGGGATAGAAAGTATGACACTAACATCTATCGTTTGAGAGGGCACTATAACGTTCAGAATCTTGACTTCGACCTAAGTCAATTTGGGCTGTTCCTAAATAACGATATCATCTTTGTTACTGTTCACTATAATGATATGATTGATATCATTGGTCGCAAGTTGATGGTGGGAGATGTTCTCGAACTTCCTCACAAAATTGATTACAATCCATTGGATGAAGCCATTCCAATAGCATTGAAGCATTTCATGCAAATCACTGACGCTAACTATGCGAGTGAAGGTTTCTCTCAGACTTGGTATCCGCATCTATGGCGTATCAAGTGTGAACCACTGATCAACAGTGAAGAATTCGCAGATATTCTCAATGCTCCTACTCAACAAGATAACTATCTCGGTGACTTTGATCCTAACAAGACTTACCCGCCCGGATACACTGTAACTTATGGTGGTAAAATTTACAAGTCACTCATCGATGTTCCTCTAGGAACTACTCCGCCAAACGCGACCTACTGGGAGATCGAAGAGGAAGGAAGTATTGCAGATATCCTCTCTACGTACAACAAGAATATTGCTATCAACAATGCTGCTCTACAAGAAGCACAGCGTGTAGTTCCGCTTTCAGGATATGACACCAGTAAACTGTATATTGTTCCTACATATGGCACATTTCAGTCTAATGGTATTCCATCTCGTAAATATAATCAACCTGCTCCTCCTATTAATATCAATACACAACCAGGAACTACACCAGGTCCGCCGGCAGTCGGAACTGTGACGATGATTATAAATCCTCGTTACAGAAACACCGCTGCCGGAATCAAGATCAAGAAGTCGGTTCTCGAAAGCATCTGGGATATGACTGCCGATTCCACTGGATTCAATGACAAGATAGACAAATTTGTACAAGCTCAACTGTCGGTTATTGAACAAGCACCTCTACAAACAGACGGTGGTTCAGGTTCAGTAGAAACAGACAGGATTCTAAACGTACAGTCATTTGGTATCGTGATTGGTCCGTACGGTACTTCTGATAACACTTATGCATCTGCGGATCAGAATCCAGAGGTTCCGGGCTTCACCGGAGACGTCACAATAAATATGGATTATCGTGCTGACTGCATTCCAGGATATCAATATATTGCTCGTTCGAGTCCTCGTACATTTGGTTATACAACAGGATACATGTCAGGCGACGGTCAACCACCAAACGGTTTCCCTTTAGGAACAGCGAGTCTAGAAACAACAGGAGCAGGCATCAGTTTTCCGGAAAATCCGCAAGTAGGTGACTACTTCTTACGTATTGACTATTTACCTCAGTTGTTGTATCGCTGGGACGGTTTGATGTGGATCAGGATCAGTGATAAAGTCAGAACTGATACAGGATTCGGTCCAGAAGACCGCTCGTTGAAATCGTTATTTATTAATGATAGCGATCAAATCTATCTAAATAGTGAAGAGAAACTGGTTCCCGAAGCTCAGCCGTTGTCATCGATATTGCAGCCTAAGCCAGACGTTCTACCACCGGAATAATAGCAAATATTCTCTAATTGGCATAAATATACAATAGGAGATATTTATGTCATATAGAAAAATTTGGGAAGCTGTTAACGGCCCTATACCTTACGATACTGATGGTCGAAGGATGGAAATACACCATGTTGATGGTAATAGAAGAAATAATTCGTTGGAAAATTTAAAACTAGTAACTATCCAAGAGCATTATGACATTCATTATGCACAAGGCGACTGGGCAGCGTGTCAAAGTATTGCAAACCGAATGAAAGTTTCTCACGCGGAAAAGAGTAAATTGTGTTCCGAGTTAGCTAACAAGAGAGTAGCAGACGGAACCCATCACTTTCAAGATCCGGGGTTTATTGCGGCTGACAGTATACGAAAATCTGTCACTCGTCGAGGGAAAAACCATCCGCTATATGGCAAAAAAATGTCCAAATCTACCACAGACAAACAAAGTGCTGCACACAAAAAATTAGTTGAGCAAGGAACACATCATCTTCAGCAAAATGACCATCGTGTTCGTATGCGGAATGTTTCTTTGGCTAAGCTTGAGGCAGGAACACATTCATTCCTGCAGGAGGAAACTAGAAATAAAATTAAGGAGACCCACTCGCTTTTATTAAAAGAAAAGAAACATCCTTTCAATTCTATAAATAGAGTTGATCCCAATAAGACTAAAGTTTGGTGTGAAGTATGTAATAAAGAAACTACTTTACCTGCTTTTAAAAGGTTTCACACACATTAAAAGGGTAATATATGGCAACCTTCTTCTATGATAATCAGGTCCGTCGTTTTCTAATTCAATTCGCAAAAATATTCAGCTCCTGGTATGTCACCAGAGGCAAGGATCCCAACGGTAATGAAATCCTAGTACGTATACCAATTATGTACGGTGATTCGAGCAGACAAGCAGCTACTATCATTGCTAACAACTCTGCTAGTAATCTTCCATCAGCACCTTTGATCACATACTATATCACCGGGATTGAGTATAATCAGAGATGGACACAGGATCCTACGTTCGTCGATAAACTAAACGTTAGACAACGTTCATATAACCAAGAGACACAGAGCTACGAGACTACCCAAGGACAAGCGTTTACAGTTGAGCGGTTGATGCCTGTTCCTTATACGTTAAGAGTCAACGTAGACTTTTGGACTACTAACTATCAGCAGAAGCTCGAAATCTTCGAACAGCTAGCGACACTGTTCAACCCTGCGCTCGAAATTCAAAGTACAGATAACTTCATCGACTGGACTTCATTGTCCGCAGTATTCCAAGACGGAATAACATTCTCAAGCAGGACTATTCCAGTCGGTACTAACAACCCGATCGATGTTATGACTTGGAAATTCTATATGCCTATCTGGATCAGCACTAGTTCTAAGCTCAAGAAGATGGGAGTCATCCAAAAGATCATCGCCTCTATCTACAAAGGTTCTGCTCTATTGGATGTCCAAGACGATCAGTTATTGCTTGGTACTAGACAAAAGATCACACCTTATGGTTATAAAGTATTGTTGTTAGGTAATAGGCTACAATTACTTCCTGCCAATGAAGCATTTAATCCATCCAACAACGCATTAGCGTTACCTGATAGTCCTAATACCGATCTATACTGGTCTTCGCTGTTAAACGTATACGGCGCCGTCAAGCCCGGTATCTCTCAGATTTGGCTACAGAATCCATACATGGATTATGATATTGTAGGTACTATTGTTCCTGATCCAACGGATGATAGATTCTTGCTCTATGACATCGACCAAGACACCCTACCTCAAAACACGTTAGCACCAGTAAACAGCATCATTAATCCACAGTTGACGGGTCCTAATGCAGGGTTGCCAGGACCGATGCCAGGAGTAAGATATCTGATTGTAGAAGATATCGGCAGTGCGGGTGCTACTACTGTTTCATGGGGCAACTTAGTTGCGAATGCTAATGATATTGTTCAGTTCGATGCTGGCACAGGTCAATGGATCGTATCGTTTGACTCGCAAGACTCAACTACTGCGCAGTTTGTTACTAATTTAACCACCGGTGTACAATATCGCTACGTGAATGCTGATGGAATGTGGATGAAAAGTTTTGAGGGATGGTATGATCAAGGTGATTATAGCATCGTCATCTGATATGTCAATTCAAGCGGCTGGCGTCTTCTTTTATAGCAAATCTACCTCTAGATATCTGTATCTTCTGAGAACAGATACAAGAAATTCTACTTGGAGTATCCCCGGAGGTAAAATCGAGGACAACGAGACTTTGTTAGACGGTATCCAACGGGAATGCACTGAAGAAATAGGGTTCTTCGACTCTGACTTGAAGTTTGTTCCTATTCAGAAATTCGTGAATAATTCGTTCGTGTATCATACGTTCTTCTGTGAAGTAGGAGACGAGTTTATTCCTAAATTAAACGATGAACATGTGGGCTATGCTTGGGTAGGAGATGGATTATATCCCAAGCCATTACACCCCGGATTGTTTAGTACCGTCAACATTGACGTTGTTCAAGAAAAGCTAGATATACTAACAGATCGTTAACTTATCACATTCCAAACAGTTTTTCTAATGCAGGTAAGCCTAATGCTCCAGCAAGCACGCCTGCTCCCATAATCATCCAGCGCCATTTCTCCAAAGTAGCTATTTTAGTATTAACACCGGCGTGCTGTTTTTTGTTCTCATTCTGGAAGTCTTTAATTAACTGATGAGTAGCATCCATATGAACATCAATGTGAGATCGCAAGTCCTTCAGGTCAGTTTTTAGATCATCAACTTTTTCATTTATGTTTCCATATTGAACCTGAAGAACCGCAATTTCGGTTTCAGCTTGCTTGAGTTTTGCGACAGAAGAAGTCTGAGCCATTTTCATCTACCCTTATACGTTGTTGATAGTTACGATTGGGTTCGGTTGACCGTTAGCTGCATTCGCAACTGCGGCTGAGTTGAACGAAGCGATAACATCAGGGTTAGCTGTATTCAATACTGCTAGACCAGTACCAGAACCAGTACCCGTTGCAGTGAACGTGATACCGGTCATGTTAGCCATAGCACCAACTGAAGTCCAGTCTGTTGTACCTGCACTGTAAATTGTGTATACAGTACCGGTTACTAGTGAACCAGGAGCAACTGTCGCCGGGAACAGTTCACTATTGTAATCATTAATGCTTGAAACATACTGTGTACCAGAAGCTGCGTTAGTTGCAATAATTGACATCGTGTTTGGTGTCAAGGCAGTGTTTGCGACGTTAACAGTATAAGCTGCACCAGTTATTGCAGTTACTGTTCCTGTTACAAGATACTTTGTCTTGCCCTTTTGACGAACAATATAGCCTGCTTCTGGAAGCGCCTGAACGAATGCATTTCCAACAGCATCATTTGATGATACAGCACCAAGAACAACACGATTTTGAATAGCATTGCCAGTAACTGATGCGTTTGCGCTCAATGCTAAAGTTGCACCACCTACTGTAGTTGATACAGTGAATGCGGCTGCGTTAGCGATAGCCTTAACATAGTACGTAGTTCCAGATACAATGTTGCCACCGAATGTGCTGTTAAACACGACCGGAGTGTTTGCTGATAGTGTCTGTGCGTTGCCCGAAGTACCGATAGTGCCATTCGCTGCGGAGTTAGCTAAAGCAACCGTTAGATTACCCTTAGTTGCAGATCCGGTGCCAAGAAGATTTACAGAACCATCTGTTCCAACTGCAAATAACTTTGTGCCAGTTGCAAGATTTGCGAAGTCAGTACCAAGACCAACTACGATGTTGCTGCTAGTATTAGCAAATACAGTACCTGTTCCGTTGACACCGAATGCTACGTTGCAGAGAACTTGCTTACCATAGATTCCCGTGTTACCACCGACTACGCCATAAGTGTTAGAATTGGTTGCCGGAAAACCTGCACCACCGACTGGATTGTTGAAATATGCATCGACAACTGCGACAGATGCCTTTACAGAGCCACCTGAAGAATTAGTCATGGTTGCCATGACTCGTGGCTGAACACTTAATTCTGTTGCTGAAACATCGAAAGTGGTATTAGTTAGAATTGAGTTTACATAGTAAGTCGTACCTGCTACTAGCCCGCCAACCGTAGTAGCAACTACAAAAGGCATCCCTGGATATACACCGACATTTGGTGATGTTATTAAATTTTCTGATACTGTTACGATACTACCTGTCTGTGCAGTATCAGTGATTGTTAAGACGGCTTGAGCCTTAGCGATTTTTAGTGGACGTCCCATTTGTTTTCTCCTTATGGTTGCGAGTTCTAGTCGCTACGCAGTGGGTGCTGCATAAGTTCTCCCCATGAGAACGTACAAAGTATTTAGCTTTATTACGAAATTATTCGGTACCTGTATCAGCATGTGGCATACCCAATTCTGTAATACTGAATTCAGTTCCGGCACCTCCGCCTGTTGTAAGAAACGCTACTACGTTGCCTTGACCACAATAAACGCTATTATACTGACCCTGTGCTGGGAAAATTTGTGACTGCTGAGTAGCGATTGCGTAAGGAACCCCTGCATTATTGAAAGTGTATGTAACGTTTGATAGTGCCACCCCTGCGTTTGCAACTAAGGTCAAGCTAGTAGCATTAGCAATATTTGCTACAATTCCTACTGTCGTCCCGGTAGTATTTCCTATCCAAGCACCTATTTCCAACTGAGTGTTAAATGCAGTTCCTACACCAGTAACTGTTTTTGAGTTAGTTGCGGCTGTTGCTGAGCCGGTGCCGGCTACTCTAGGATAACCAGTAACAGCATGAATGCCAGTACCAGTAGTTGATATTCTAATCTTGTCCGTAGCAATATTAGCTGATTGCTGCGATGCTAAATTGCCGGTGTATACATATGATGCCATTTTTTAAATCCTCTTTTAATACTTAATTATCGGTAGTAACGCTATATTTGTTGGTCGGGTTTCAGTAGTATTACTGATAATGTTCCCGACGTTATTAACAGCATCACTAGTTAGATACATTGAACCTGGGCTACCGGCAGTTCCGGTGAGGGTGAATCCGCTCGATAATGCTATTCCTTGCCAGTTGTTACGGCCTGATGCGACATTGATATTAGTTTGTCCTGGATAAGTATGATAGTGTGGGTTTAATTGCGCTGCTGCTGCTTGTGTGGAACCAAACACACGGCCGGAATCGATGCCTCTGCCGGAATCGATGCCTCTGATGAATTCCCCACGCAGATCAGGTAGAGCAAAAGTAGCACCGGTACCACCATACATGTATCCTAGCACTGAGAATAGATTAGCGTATGTAGTTGTGCTTATAAGAGAACCGTTTGCTACTAGATAGCCTGAAGGTACTACGTTTGCTGCTCTCCAAAATATTGTTCCTACTGGGATAGCAGATGCACCTGCCGCAGCTAATGCATTTTGTACATAAGACACGATTGCTTGCTGTGTAGCAAGATATTGTGCAGAGTTGGCCGCCATCGTATCGTCGTTGTCAAACTTAGTGACTTGATTACCAAAGTTGTCCTGTAATGTAGCAAAGATAGAAGTCAATGAAGTAGAATTATTAAAAAACGCTGTCGTAGTAGTGATTCCAGTAGCTACGATATCATTGGTAACCGATAGATCGCCGCCAATCCCAAGATTTCCTGCAAAGTTAGATGTGCTAGTGGCAGTAATATTTAAATTACCAGTGATCGCGACAGAACCGCTGATATTAGCATTTCCTCCCACACTCAAGTTGCCGGTAGTCGTGCTGTTATTAACTGATGAATTGCCCGAAACACTACTGTTTCCGATTACTGTGATATTTCCGGATGATGTGATATTTCCGGATGCTGTGATATTTCTCGTAACGGTAACACTTCCTGCTACTGAAGCGTTACTGGCAACACTCAAGTTACCAGTAACATTCGCAGCTCCTGTAATGTTGGCAGCACCGCTTGCGTTCACGTTACCTGTAATATTTGCGTTGCCGCTGAAAATTCCGTTTAATGCAGTTATATTTCCAGTAACTGTTGAGTTTCCCGAAACACGAGAATTCCCTAAGACAATTAGATTGGCTCCTACGTTAGCATTACTGTATGTTGTGATGTTTCCTATAACTAATAATGTCGTTCCCACACTTGCTTGACCGTCAATGGTCGCGTTGTCTGTTGTTAAATTAGCAGATACTAATAAATTTGAATTTAAGTTTAGGTTTCCATCAATTGTTGTATTTCCGAGGATAGTAGTATTTCCAGTAACAGCAAGATTACCAGTAACATTTGCAGCGCCAGAAACATTGGCATTTGCGGTAACATTGAGATTTCCGCCAACATTAGCATTACTGCTAGTAGTCAGTGCAGTTATAGTTCCGTTACCTGTGATAACAATGTTACCTCCAACTAGTGCGTTGCCAGTAACGTTAGCATTTCCGCTAACACCTAAATCTGCACCGATGTTTGCATAATAACCGATAGCGATATTATTAGATACGGTGTTGCCGGTTACACGCACATTGCTTGTAATGTTGGCATTACCTGTAGTATTAATGTTACCGATCAAGTTAATATTTGCTGTTACATTAGCGTTGCCCGTTACGACTACGTCCCCGGCTGTGATAATATTCCCACCAGTGACGTTACCTGTCGCAACAACTTGTCCAGTAGTTATGATATTAGCACCAGTTACGTTTCCGGTTGCAGTGAACAACCCAGTTGCACCTAAATTACCTACATTAGCATTGCCTGTAGTAGAGATAGTGTTTGATCCAAACGCTGCTAGAAATACAGCAACGTTGCTATTCGTATATAGAACAGGAGCAGCAGCGAATGACCCATTACCATATAGGATGTTGCTCGCATTTCCATCTTTGTTTATTGTCGCAATGTTACCGATGCCGGCCACATTCGCAACTGCGACTGAGTTAGCAACAGCGGCGTATCCAACTTGTCCGGTAACATTGGCACCAGTGATGCTCGACAAAGCAGAACCGTTACCGAAATGATTAGCAGTTACATTAGCTGCCGTGATGTTTCCTGTCGTGGCTAGATTACCTACATTAGCGTTCCCTGTTACCGAGAGTGAGCCACCTGTGACAAGATTGCCACCTGTTATATTACTAGTAGCTACAATCGATCCAGTAGTACCTAGATTACCTACGTTAGCATTGCCAGTTGCATTGATCGTGCCGTTTCCAAACACAGTATTAGCAGTAACATTGCCAACAGTCAATGCGGTCAGTGTACCAACTGATGTGATGTTTGGTTGTGCAGCAGTTGTTACAGTTCCTGCTGTACCGGATGTAGCAGCATTAAGATTAGCTACTTGAGTCGTTGATGTGACTACTAGTGGCGCTGTACCAGTCGCTATGTTAGAGATTAGTCTGGTTCCAGTCACTAGCCCGGATGAGATCAAGTTACCGACATTAGCGTTGCCGTTTAATGTTAATAGTCTAGGACTCGCACCAAAATTATAAGTGAATGATGAATCTCCGGCTAATAATCCACCGTTGTTGTACTGCACAGTAGTATTAGTGCCGTTAGCTACACCAAACCCTGATCCGCCGCTAATATTAGAAATGGCGCGACCGGCTGTCTGGTAAACATTAGCTGTTAACCCAGTTGTAGTTTGAAGGGCAACAACGTTCGAGTTGTTGCCATCCGCAGATGTAGCAATCTTAATAGTTGTTCCGGTTGGAGGCGAACCAAGTACATAATATGTTGTATTAGCAGTGATACCGCTAGTACTCAGATTACCAGTGAATTTTACCGCAGAGTTAGCAGTGAATTGTGCTGAGTTTCCGACAGTGATTCTATTTGTCGTCACTGTTGTGCCGGTTACGCTGGTAAATGCATATGCATTATACCCGGATGAGTTTACCCCGAGAGAGAATGAATTAGATGATATTAGAGTAATGGTATACGTATTACCATTTAAATCGACCATACCCTGAGCATCGGTGAATGTTACTGCTGCTCCGTTAGGGAAAAAGTTGTCTTCCGATGTAGTTACAACTGCTGGATTAGCCTTTGTAACATTCATGACGTTTGCGATTATAACTGCTTTAGGTGACCATGAAAGATTACCGGAACCGTCAGTCTGTAGAACATAACCACTAGCGCCGCCTGTAATCTTGACGTTAGACACCTCTCCTAACGTGATCAAACCACCAGCATTACCTCCGCGATTTACCCAATTGCTACCATCATATGTTAGTACTTCACCGTTAGCAAGAGAAGCTGCGGTGATGTTTAGATTTCCTACAGCACCGGCTACCTGACTGAAACTGATTGCCGAGTATGCAGTAAGGACTTCGACGTTCTCATTCGGAGTTGTCTTACCGATGTAAAGTCGTTTCTGATCTGACGCCCAACCAAATTCGGCTTCGTCTAGTTGCGGTAGGTCTACTAAGTTACCTGAACGCTGCTGTATTTTTGAAATCTGGAGTATTGCCATAAGAGTATTCTTCACCCATTGATATACTCTTATTTATGCTTTGCGTATTCTAAATCTTCATAGGAACTTAGTATAATATTGTTCTAGTCGCTTGTACCACATATCAGTGTACTTGTCAAACTCATTGCCCTCGATGATGAACTCTAGGTATTCAGGTTTATCCCAGAGCCCGTCTACAAGTTCGGGTTTGACACACATAAAAATGACGCCTTTGCGGATCTTTGTATCATAGACTTCGTTGTGAGCTAGTGCATACGCACACGTCTGGACGAAGTAATCGTCGATCCATTCACGTTTCTTGGGCTTGTTAGATTGCTTGTGATCCATGATAGCTTCGGCACCGTCATGAACCCCGCACAAGTCAGTAGTTCCTGCATAGACTTCAGGAAAATACAAAGAGACTTCCGTACCCCAGAATTCACCGCACTTAACCAAACCTTTTTCGATGATTTGTGTGGCCATAAGATGGCTCTGCTGACTATAAGGATTACTTCCGGGTTCACCGCGCTTATCTTCCTTGATGTAATCTTCGATCCACTTGTGCATCCTAGTGCCGCGACCGGCAGCTTCAGTAGTGATCTCTTGCGCTTTCTTGTGACCTACACGCTTGCGCCAATTTTCTAATGCTTGCTTAGATTCTTCTGATTTAGTTGCATCTAGTATTGTTGTTACACTAGGAACTTTGAATCCGTCAGGAGTAACATATCTACGAGAACCGTCAATATTTACTTTGTTTAATTGCTGATAAGGATATTTGTTTGTTACTGACATATGCTATCATAACAGAGCTAGATAAAGAGTCAACTGAATTGGTTAAATCTTCATCGCGCGTTTGGCCATCCTCGCAACAGTCTTATCGTTATCTGGTGTAGGTGGTTTATCTACCGTGTCTTCTTTTTGACCCCTGAATACTACACGATCACCTTGAATATTCTTGATCAAATCTTTGAGAGGAGGGGTCTGTATCATGTTGTATAGGTCAGTGACATCTAGGATAACGTCATAGTCTTGGAAATAATCCAAAAGCCGATCAACCGTATAATCGTCTCCGATCTTACCATTGTCCAAATCGTCTTTCAATTGATTGGTAAGAGCGACAATCTTTGCTACAGTAACATTATCGTCGTCAAATTCAAAGAGACGCATTAGAATCTCTTTGCGCGGCCAACACTTCCTGTCTGCATGTCTGGTTCTTCTTCCGGAGCAGGCGGGAGTTCTTCTTCCGGAGCAGGCGGGAGTTCAGCCATTGCGTCTGCATCTGCTGCGTCTATGTCCATCTCATCTTCTACACTGTCGAGATCAGCGCCGAATCCAGGACCTGTTTGACCGGTGATACTGTTCAATGCAGTCTGTAGCGTGTTCTTAGTTTCTAGTAGAGCAGTGTTAAGTCCGGAAAGAGAACTCATAACTTGTTCATTGTATTGTGTGCTTTCGTTCACACCAATTTCTGACTGAATTGAGTCGACCAAAGCAGGAAGTTCCTTAACAAGCATGTCGTTGACGTCTTCGTACATCTTTTGAACTGAATCAACCATATCCTGAGCAGCAAGAATGACCTGTGACTTTTCTACTTCTTCATTTTCGAAAATAATACGTGGAGTCTTGATAGTATTGAGATGCTGAGTTAGGGCTTGCTCCAAGAACAATGCCTTCAGGTATGCTGGATTATTCTGCGTCTCGTAGAAATTTAGTGACTTCTTTGATTCTCTGATCAAATTAGTTACCTTATTGAGCATAGCCCGAGTCTTTACTTTGTCCAACCTAGATACGTTGACCCCAAAGGAGAAGTTTTCTCTCAACGCCTTTTCTGCACTGTTCTTATTTCCTAAATCATCAAGTTTCATGGTTATCTCTTCCGTGTTTATCATGTATTTATCACAGATAGCTAAATCTTGTTTGATTAGTACGATTAAACTTGCTTGTCTGGATCATCTTAGAATTATTTATATAAGATTTGATCTCGTCTAATATTCTGTGCTTCTTGATAACATCTTCTTGCAGTTTGGCCATATAAATCCACTTAGATTCTTTCCCCAGATGCTTACGCAACATATTTCTATGAACTATCAAATCTGTAGAAATACTAGATAACTTCAAATCCAAGACCACTATCCTATTAGCTTCTCGTAACTTTCCCGCATGATGCAGGGTACACCAAGCCACTGCATTACGTATCGTTTCGAATTCGAGCGAGATTCCCTTACTGAAAACCTTAAACCATCCTAGTTTATTGGGCGTAATGGTGTACTTACCGAAAAGAGTATATCTACCTGTTTGATCTTTAATAATCAATACTTCCTTGAGATCAGACTTTAACTCGTTTTCAAAGAATTGATTTAGTTTGATTTCAGTTCTCATTACCTTACCTCAAAATAAATGTTTTTTAACTCTTCCGTAGTATCCATGTAAGTAGGTAAATTATCTACTTGTTCCGGACAGAGAATCATGGGAACACCCCTACAATCGTTATATAATGAACCTAACTGTTCTGTGCCTTTATCAAATACGCTACTGTGTTGAACTTCAAATTCAAATCTCCAGCAATAGTTAACAGTGTCTTCATTTGGTGTGTAGAGAAATCCAAAGAGATTGAATTCATGATCAGTCATTTCTATTCTAGTGGGAAATCTAACGACTTCAGGCTGAGAACGCATAGAAATCACCTGTAATATAGTATCAAAATTACACTGGGTATTGCGCTTTCGCAACCACCCCTCAATATCATCCTGATTTGGTCTGGAGCGAGTCATCACTCCTGTCTGTGTTATATCAAATAGCGTGTAACAACATAAACGATGCATGTTACTATTTAGAGCCAAAAAAACCCGGGGATAAATTAATACCCCCGGGTTCTTGTCGTAGTAGATTTACTAACTATTAGTTAGTGAAAGCTGCGGTAGCTGTACCAGTTACTGCGTTTGCAGTGCCGGCTGCTGTCAATGCTGTACGGATAGCAGCAACAACGTTAGCATTTGCACCAAGTGAGTTGTCTACAGCCCATGAACCAGTT